ACTCTTCATGCGCCAGTCTTTCTCTGAACGTCGGGTGTCTTTCGGTGGCGCGTCACTACAAATGATGCGCTCAGCTTTCTCTTTTGCGCGTTCCCACACAGACTCGTTGTAATCAATCACCTCTGAATAGATTTCGCTGTTGTTTTTATTCACAACCACGACCATGCATTTGGTCAGACCAAGCGCGCCCATATAAGAATGGATCTGCCAGCGATAGGTTTCGCTCCAGCCTTCGTAACTTTGTAGCTTCACTAGCTCCTTGAAACGCTTGTCGTTTGCGCTCTTCACCTCGAGCAGCAGCACCACGTCTTCTTCAGGAGGTGGCAACACACCTTTGAGCAGCCCGTCACAAGACCCGGCGAAGTGCCCACCAAAGAACGATGCGCGAAACTGATTACCGTCTTTATCATGCGACGCAATCGAAATGACACCGCTGTCACGAATGTTATCCACAACCTGATCTTCAATGCGGTTACCTAGATCAAACAAGCGCAGCATGCGGCCACCGAATGTAGAAGGTAGGCACCAGTGGAATCCCATCCAAAGCTTGTACTCATCGTCATCACCAATCCCGCTGAACCCTAGATGACCCCTGAACCTGTCGTTATCGTTGGCTATGAACTCATCTATCTTTTCAAAAATGGACGCTGACAACATTCCAGTACTTACCCTCCTTCCTTACCGTTATTTGTTTGATGTGACTCATGACCTTGTGTTGGTTCACTAGATCAGCCGCGTAACTAAGATCATACGGTGTTGGCGTGGCTGACTTTGTCAAAGCGTTCCACTTCTTGAGAGCCACCATCCCTGCCTTACCGCGCATACCCAGCATGATAGGCATGCTCTGTGGCCAGTATTCGCCAGGCGTAGAGAACATGACGTTTAGATAGTCGTTCCCATTCTTCGATGTCTTGATCTGCGCAGATACAAAGTCGATGTCTTTGATCTTCTCAAGCTTCTGCGCTGGCTCTTCTAGCTCATCAGAAAGAACGTTGCCTTGTGCTGCTTCTCTTGTTGCAGCTGCGTCCTTCTCTTCTTGCTCCTTGCGCTCTTCTTCAAGCCTATCCAACAGATCCTGCTGGCGCTGAAGCATTTGCTCCACACTGTATCTAGGTTCTTCGCACTCAACGCAGTCACGCGCATAAATGTCATTCACCGCATAACAGTGGTCGCATATCCAGATCTTAGGCTCATCTGATTCATCTTCTTGAGGCTTCTCTGGCCTAGCAGTATCTATGCAGCCATGGCGCATCATGTTCTCGCCATAGTCCAGCAGCATGCAGTCTTTCTTATTGCCCCACGTTCTCATGCCTCGACCACAGATCTGCACATACAATCCCAGAGACTTGGTCGGTCTGAGCAACGCAATGCAATCCGTGCGTGGCGCATCCCATCCCTCAGTCAACACAGCGACGTTACACAGCGCGTTTACGACACCGTTCTCAAAGTCCTCAAGAATCTTTTTGCGCTCCTCTGTGGGCGTTTCTGCCGTCACGACGGCTGCTTCTACACCCGCGTCGCGCAGATACATGCACATCTTGTTCGCGTGAGCCACAGTGATACAGAAGAACACGCTGCTCAGTCGGCCTTTACTGTACGCTTTGTCGATCCAATCACCGACAATCGCCAGCATGGTCTGATCTTCCATGGCAAGGTGCTCGATGTCCGACTCACGGTAGTCGCCACCTTTGAACTTCACCCTGGCTGTAGACGCATCGATCACGGCTTCAGACGCAACTTGATACGCAGACAATCGGCATAGATACCCTGCCTTGATTAGCTCTGGGATCGTTACCCGGTGAGCAACACCACCAAAGAAGTGATCGTCCAACCCATAAATGAATCCTTGACCCATGCGATATGGAGTTGCTGTGACACCCAGAACCTTCGGTGCGTAGTACTGAGTAGAATCAAAATGATCAAAGATCTTTCGATACCGACTCCGCTTCTCTGGCCCAACATGGTGAGCCTCATCAACAATGATGTAATCAAAATCCCCTACGCTACCCAATCGTTTTGGTGTGGCCAGGGTATCCCGACTAGCGATCACGATTGGCTCGTGCGAATCAAACTGTTTCAACCCTGCAGCCAACAAGCCGCTTGGTGCACAAGGCCATACGGTCTTGAGCTTTTCGTCTGCCTGGCTGATTAGCTCCTGCCTGTGAGCAAGAATCAGTACGCGGCTGTCACTATTTTCTTCAAAGATCTTCTTGATCATTGAGGCGAAGACAACAGTCTTGCCAGCGCCTGTGGGTAAAACAATTAAAGGGTGTGTGTTCTGGGTATCAAACCAATGAAAAGCCGCATCAATGGCGTCTTGCTGGTAATACCGTAGCTTCATGCTTGGCCCTCTTCAATCCGCAGTATGTGCGCGCCCAGTAGGTTCTAGCCCATGGCGATATGTTGTGACGGTGCAAGATGCGAAGCACAGCTTCTTCTCTCGCGGCGTGCTTGTTTTCGCTTTGATTCAATGACATATCATCTCCTCAGTTGATTGTTCAGGATCACTGACAGCCAACATCCCCTCATCAACTAAACGCTTAAGGGAGCTGCGATCAGTGAAGTGCAAGTGATAGGTAAACGAGATGACAAAGACAACTTCCATCAAGACATCTTCTGCTACGTTGGTGTCTTTCATCGCTTTGACAAATCGTCTAAGAGCTTCTGAAGCAACAGAATGTTCTTCTGTCTGCCAGCTAAACTCAAACTCTGGGTGGTCATCCATTAGATTCCTCCTTGATTAGCCAACCTAAATAGACGTTGGCTTTTTGCAAGTCTTCCAACTTGTTCTTGTTTTCATAACGCCAGATGTATTTCATAACGTTACCCTTAAGATAACCCTTGAAAGCGGTAGAGGACATCGATGCCTTGATAGCCTCAATGCACTCTATGCCACCGTCTTTGGTGTAGTGCCCTGGCTGATTGACCATGTCTGGTGAATCATTCATCAGGCAATCTCCACAAACCTACTTGTCCATCTACAATACGGGTGGTTATCTTCATGCCCCGGCGCTCTAAAAACATCTTCAGCCCGTTAGCGTCATTGCGAGTTTCTACAAACACACACTCCCCGACTTCAATGTCTATTAGATGCGCCCACCTAGATCTGATGTTGCTCTTGCCTGAACTCTTGTCAGGCAGTGGAATGTCATTGAATATTTTTCCTGTTTCTTTCATAGCTTGCCCTCTTCAGACATGAACAACTTTTGAGTTGCAACATCAAAATCCCAGCTTGTGCCAGTTTGACGTTTTAAATCGTCATAAAGAGACCGCATTTCACACCAGCCTTGCAACAAGACTATGTTTGGGAAACCATCAAATGAGTGATCTTCCTCCGCGATTTGCATGGCCTGATCCATGTCCCCTAGGCTGCGCCGAAGCTTGTCCATTAGAAGAGTGAGTTGATCTTTGTTCATGGTCACCGTGAACTTGTCGCGACCTTGATCTTTCAAGTTTTTCACCTGCCCCTCGAGCTTTTCGATCTTCGCTCGCAACTGGTCTTTAGTTTCCGTTTTCATAATTTTTCCTTGCTTTGGGTTTAAAATTTTCCTTACCTGCCGTGCCATACCTTGCTATACCTCAACGTACCCAACTCAGGCCGTCCTTGCCCCGCCTAACCTGCCGTGCCCTGCCAAGCCTCGTCAAACCTAGACCTAACCAATCGTACCTACGACCTAGCCAACCGCACCTGACCTGCCACACCGGGCCTCGCCCCACCTCATCCCAGCCGACCTCAAACAGCCGTACCCCGCCGTGCCATACCTGCCGTGCCTTGCCCTAACGGAACCCGCCGTGCCGAGACGAACCCCGCCCCGCCTGACCAGACCTGCCGTGCCGACCCAGACCCCAACTCACCTAACCATTCCTAAAGCCAACACGCCCCAACACACCTGCCGTGCCTCACCCGATCCAATCCCGCGACACCTAACCCGAACCCGCCTGGACCGAACAGAACTTACCGCACCTGCCAAATCAATATTCACTAATGAATAATTCTATTGGTTTCATTACAGAAGAAAGCTCGCTGAGCATTTCGTATTTTCTTTTGAACTGCTCGAGCTCCTGCTTCGCTTGTTCAAGAAGCTGCTGTCTACCGTATGGATCTTCCAACATGTCAAACGTGTTCATATAAACACGCCGTTGCGCATTGTCTTCATCACTCACCAGGGCGCTTGTAAACACGCGCACCTCAATAGGATTACATTCTCTGTCAACCATGTGTTCAGTCACGACAACCAAAGATCGTTTGATCTTCTTCTCTGTCTGCAGCCGATACTTGTAGCCAGCGATAGAATCATCCCACTCAAACTCATGATGAAGAACAGAGCGTTTGCTTTTCGCATGTTCAACAAGCGCACCATCAGGTGCGAACCCGTTGTACTTTAGATTCAACGCTTCTATTTCTTTCAAAGCTTGAGCGGGGTCTGCCTTGAAGACAGACCCTCGCTTCCACTTCACCTCAGTGTATGTGGGGTTCATGCTGCTTTGCGCTCCTCCACAAACTGAGTCTTAGGCATGATCACTGTGTTGAAGCTTGTATCCACTTCAAACCGACCATACTCGCCACCTTTCTCAGGACGCCATTCGCCCAATCCCACGCCGAATCCAGCACGCTGAATCAAGTTAAGGATGGTGTTTTGAGTCAACGCTTGAGCATCAAACTCAAAGTTAAGAACCATGCTCCAGTTGCGAAACTCTGGTCGGTATCTGAGATCAGTAGATCCCATACCAATACGGACAATGTCTTCGCGCATCAACGGATCATCCGTTTCAAGAGCAATAAGATTGTTTATCGGGTCATCAGGAAGAATGAACAGCGACTTACGCAACAGAGTCTTTTCAAGACCAATGTCTTTGTGAGCCGCACCAATCAAACAAGCCTTGATTCCACCTGCAGGAAAACCGAACCGACCATCTTCGCAAACATACGCTGCATCTCTGAACTCTTGTTCTGGATCTCGTATCTCACGATTCTTCACACGCACACCAGCGTGCTTATCCTTCATCATTTGAACAGCCTTCTCACTCCATTTATGTTGAATGAAAGGCGATACACCTTGGATTTTAGTGGTCAGCACTGATTGCTGCATTTCTTCAAGTGTTACTACGTTTGGCATGATGCCTCCTTTTTTGCTTTAGGGTTTAAGTTAGTCCCGTCTTAGGCCGCGCGGACGGGCACGCGCTGCAATCGGCGAGGGTTCGCCTTGGCCATTTCAGTCATGCTTCAACCGCTCCAATCTACATTGGCGGTGTTCAGTCCCGGCGCAGGGGTTGCCTGTGCCTGTTGTGGCGCTTGTGGTTGCACAGCAGCAGGAGCAGATCCCGCACCGCTTTTGTAAGAAGCGATCTTGTTGCTGTCAGAATAACCACCAGAGCCAGGTTCGATCTTGATGGATGCAGTGAACTGCTTGCCCATCGCTGATCTCAGCATGTCAGTGTTCAGAACCTGAGAAGCGTCCTGACCTGTCGAGCCGACGAACGACTTCAATCGAGACAAACCAACCTGCTGGTTCAGAACGAAGTAGTCCCAAACCTTACGGCCAGCGTGCGTAGGGCCGACAACGTTGAACTCGATCTTGATCATCTCGTTGCCAGCTTTCGACGTTTGCTCTTCGTAAAGAGCAGCAGCCAAGGTGTAATCACCTTCGGGGAAAGGAGTGTTGTCACTCACGTTGTTGGACTCAATGTTACTGACATCGATACCTTGATCTAATAAGCCCATGGTTCCTCCTATGCGGCTTCGTTATTGTTGGCAGGCAAACCAAGTGCAGCGCCATACGCATCTGCAAAAGCTTGCCATGTGAACTCAATCTTCGATGGGAGCGCGAGTCGAGACTTCGCGTCATGCGATGCCTCAAACTGGGTATGCAACGCACGGTTGCCATAGCTTTGACCGCGTGCCTTTGAGCCATCCTTGATCACAGTTGTCTCGTAGTTTGCGAACAAATTGAAGTCAACCCAATCTTTAATGAGAGAGTTGATCTTCCTATTGCATCGCATCTCCCAGCGATTGTAGCCCTCTGTTTCAGGTGGCTTGTAGTCCTTGTTAATAACGTGACTCAACAGAATCACATTCATGCCACGCTCTTTGAAACAAACGTTGAAACCATTCAACAGATTCAACCAAGCGTTCTCTTCGGCAACGTAAAACGCACCGTATCCTGCTTTGGGGTCTGCCGCTGATGACCAGCCGTTCTTCTCACACACATGCGCCTCACCAAGCTTGGCTGCAGCATCCGTCGTATCCAAGACAACTGTCTTGTACGAGTGCTCCTCCATGGCCAGCGTTCTCACCTGCTCCATGATCTCTTCCCAAGTATTCGCTTGGGGAAACCGTGCAGCGTTGATGAACGACAAACCATCTTCAGCTTGAATGAAGATTGAGTCAGGAGCGTTCGCTCCAAACGTGGACTTACCGATACCATCTGTGCCTTGGATGTTCATCCGCACAGGGGGCATGGACACATCAGGATTGATCTCCCGATGGGTGGTTACTTGGTTTAATAAACTCAAGGTCACACCTCCTCTTCTAGTTGGTTTAGTTTATCTGGGTCAATCGACTTGACCCGCTCATTCCCAAGCTTGATCGAATGACAAGCGTGGTAACCCGCAGCGTCACCGGGGTGAGCCATAGCCCACGACGTGAACGCACGCATATCCACTTTGTATTTAATCTCTTGGGTTACAAACGAGGGCCACTCTTGTTGTGGCTTTGACTCCAGAAGTTCATCCAACATTGATTGATCCCAAACGTGGTCACGTTTGATCTCAACAGTAATGCCGTTCTGCGTTCTTTCGCCGCCTTCGTTGTTCAGGGGAAGGAGAAGTCCTCTGACTTCCTTATGATCTAAAAGATCTCGTTCGCACTTTTTAATGTACTGCTCAAGTTCCTTCTTTTTTTCTTTTGCGCCATGCAGTTGCAGCGCCAGACATTTAAGCCGCTCAGTCATCTCTATCTCTCATCTCATCTCTACTGTTGTGGACTCTAATGTATATATTAAAAGCTTGCAACATTTTTTTTCATCTTTTATTTGCATCACCCAAAAATCTCGTAGAGAATGCGACTTTCTCAAACGTGAAAAGGTCATGAAGACAATTGAAAAGAACCTCGAGCTACCGCCCCACCCGACTAAAGGGTCGGGCAAATGGCAAAAGCTTTTGAAAGGTATGGAGATTGGTGACAGCTTTGTGTTGACCAAAGAAGAAGATCCCAAAGGCTACGTCTATCACTCAATACGAGTCGCCGCAAAATCTCTTGATATAAAAGTCAGATCAGGAACAGATGAAAACCAAAACAGGATCGTGAAACGGATTAATTGATGATGCCATCTTTCCTACCAGCTGGTGTCAACGGTTCTGAACTAGCACCCGAAGCTAAGCTAGAACTCCTGCACGACATGTGGGAGAACGGGATGCACATCATTCCATGCGGGTCACCAACAGAAGCAGTGCCCCAATACTTCAGAACTAGGCACCCCTTCGATACCGAAGACACACTCAAAGCCAAGTGGGCCAAGACACCGCGTGTCAAATGGCAGCACTACCAAAAGATTCAACCGTCACGCGAAGAGATACAGCAGTGGCACACTCAATACCCGTCAGCTAACTGGGCTGCAATCACAGGCATCACGTTTGCCGTGGTCGATGTGGATAAAGAAGAAGCCGTTGATTGGGTAGAGCAAGGCAACATAAGCCGCACACCGCTCAAGCAAACATCACCCCGTGGTGGTGTGCATTACTTCTATTCGCTGAGCAGCGAACTGATCCGCAACAGCGTAGGCCTCAACAAAATAGACATACGCGGCGATGGTGGATACATCATGGTCGCACCCAGCCATGGGTACAACATCGACTTCGATAGCAACTACCCCATGTCGAGCATGGAAGATCTGCCTGTGTTGTTGCAGGAAGATCTGCAGAAAGTTCACACATACAACAACGGCGGCAAGGTCGAAAGCATTCGCGAGAAGCTGACCGAAGAACCCAAACAAGAAGGGAGCCGCAACGATACTCTGGCACGCTTGGTCGGCAAGTGGGTGAAAGAAGGCTGGGGTATGCGCGAGGTCATGATCAAGGCGCAGGATTGGAACCAATCATGTTTCCCGCCCATGGATCTGATCGAAGTCACACGCACCACCATCAGCATTGTGAATGGTCACATCAAACGACACCCAGATGATGTCGATGCAGGCGTCATGCGATGGCAAACATCCAAGTGGCAGACTGACATAAACGAAGATCTCAAAGAGATTCAGTCACAAGAAGATCCGCTGGATGAACTGAAGCGAGAAGGCGAAGAGAAGCCAGAGCAGGGGCCGCTTGGGCTGCAGCCGTTTAGCGCAGACGAATGGCACAACATGAACGACGATGGCATCGACCAATACTGGGGCGATGCATTCATATTTCAGAAGAGCCGGGTGCTGTTACTAGGCAAACCAAAGATAGGTAAATCAAACTGGCTGGGTGCATTCGCAGCAGGTGCAACAACAGGCACCGACTTCATGGACGTGCCGTTCAGTCGCCCACTCAAAGTGATGTGGTTTCAGGCAGAGATCATCGCAGAGTTTTTGAAGCGCCGTATCGAAACCTATTACAAACGGTTCGCAGGGGACGATGAACTCATACACATGGGGCACAACAACCTGATCATCAGCGGGCGGCTGCGCAAGAACCTTATGAAAGACCAAGACATCCAAGCGTTCTCTGATGAAATCGCATTCCACAAACCAGACATCGTCATGATAGACCCCATCATCAACTTCTTCGATGGCGAAGAGAACTCCAATACAGAGATACGCAAGCTCATGGACAGAGTCGATATGCTCATGGAGTTGAACGACGTTGCCGTGATCCTCGCACACCATACAGGTAAAGAACGGGCAGACGATAAGACGTTCATGTCTGCTCGAGGTGGCTCCGTGTTCGCAGGGTGGTTCGACTCTGGTGTTAAACTCAGCGGACAGAAACCTGATGTTTCGATCTTCTATGAAGCGCGTAACGCAAGGGAACCAAAAGAACACTTGGCTAACTTTGATTTTGAGAAAGGATTGTGGGAGGTCAATGAGTTCACGCCGCGCAACACTAGGCCGCAACTGAGCGAAGAAGATGAAGTGCTTATCGCAGATGTTGTTGTGAACTCCATGAGCAGTACGAAGTTCTACAACAGAAAAGAACTAGAGATATTGGCGCGCGAAGCCTTGGGCAAAGCGAAGATGAACAGCGGCAATAAGGCAGCACAAAAAGCGGTGAGCTATGTGCAGAAGTACAAGGGCCATATAGTCAAGACGCATGCACAGCCTGGGCAGGCGGTGTGGCACTACCTAGAATCAAATGAAATGACACGACCTTGGGAGGTTGAATCATGAGCACCTTACTCTGCGCAATCAGAGCACAGCAAGCGTGGGAAAAGAAACCCAAGCCGCCGAAACCTAAGATGATCCCTGAGAAAAGAGAACCCATCAAAGACTCGATGATCATGCGGATACTCCATATGCAGGAGATGGGCATGCCAGGGCGGCTCATCGCCAAAGAAACTAAGGTGCCTTTGGAAACAGTGTTCAACGTGAAGCAGCGATACATTCTTATCGATGTGAAGAACGGTACGAAATGGTACAAGTTTGTAGGGATATGACAAAAAAGCTTACAGTAATAAGTCTAGGCGCTGGCGTGCAGTCAAGCACAATGGCGTTGATGGCTGCGCATGGTGAGATAACACCTATGCCAGACTACGCAATCTTTGCAGACACACAGGCAGAACCAGCGCACATTTACTCGTGGCTTGATTGGCTTGAGACTCAGCTTCCCTTTCCCCTTTTGAAAGTTACAGAAGGCGACTTGAAGGCTGCAATACTTAACGGCCAAGATAGATTTGCAACTCCTCCGTTCTTTACGAGCAGCCCAGAAGGCAGAGGTGAAGGCCTTCTGCGTCGGCAGTGCACTTCAGACTATAAAATTAAACCAATACAAAGAAAGCTTCGCGAACTGGCTGGATACAAGCCTAGGCAGCGCATCCCAGCGGACACAGTTGAGCAGTGGATTGGGATCTCAAGCGATGAGATTCAACGTATGAAAGACGCGCCAGAGAAATGGTGCAACAACAGGTGGCCTTTGATTGAGAAGCGCATGAGCAGGCTGCACTGTCTTGAGTGGATGCGGGATCATGGGTACAACGAGTTACCCAAGAAGAGTGCATGTACCTTCTGCCCATATCATGACAACGCAACATGGCGGAAGATGAAAGAGGAAGACCCAGAGTCTTGGGATGAGGCGGTGATGATAGATAAGTCGATACGAGACGGGTTTTTAAAAACAACTCAAAAACTTTACGTTCATCGAAGCTTGAAGCCACTCGATGTGGTCGATCTTTCTGATCCAGCTGCTGATCAAATCACATTTAGCTTTATGGATGAGTGCGACGGAATGTGTGGGGTGTAGTAGAACCCCAGCCAGAAGGGAGATAGCCGAACTGGCCGGGGCAAGCGTCCCCCAAAGCAAAAAAGGAAGATTGCTTGAACGTGAAGGCAAGGAATCCCTCACAAAAGGATGATAAACAAAGAGATGTTCGATGGCAAAGGTAACGGTTGAAATGAACGTGGACGATGACACGGTAGAAGAGGCGGTCGGCTCCGTTTCAAAGTTAATGAGTAAGTTTGCTGGGCTGGAGCAAGCGAACAAAGACATGTCAGAATCAATGCAGGCACTGGCCAAAGCCATAAGCAAGAACAACGCAGAGATAAGAAAGCTGGCGAAAGAATTAGCGAAGAGTAGAGAAGGGTAGATAAGAGGATTAGATATGCAGATATATCAGGTGAATACAGGAGGTAAGTACGGGATCGTGTACGCAGACTCAGAAGAAGACTTGGAGAAACTGAAGGCATGGTTGTCGGAGAACATCGACTCAGATCTGGAGCAGGATGACACGCTCAGCACAGAAGTTGTCGAGCAGGCAGAAGCAAACTGGGACGCAAGCTTTGCAGGCATGGTCACACAGATCGACATCGAACTCACAGATGACGGCATACGCCAGGCCCTGACGTTGGGATACCTCAACAGCAACAGCTATTGTAGGCCCATCATAGAGCAGTCAATGGGCGTGCAGCCGTGGAGCTAAGAGTGGAGTACGAGTGGGAAGATGTGCCCCTAGAACCCACATCAGCGGCTCTGGCAAACCTCAAACATGTCATTGGATGCACATGCAAAGACATACCAGACATCGCTTGGAACGAGCAGTATTACTGCGTCAAATGTGGAGGGGTTGAAAGTGAACTTAGGAGCGAAAGTTAAAGTAAATTCTAGGTCGGGTATGGCCCGACTTTTGGCAAAAGAGGTAGGGTCAAGGGGGGTTTTTCATTTTGACCCTACCCCTGTGGATAAGTAGGTTAAGTCATTGATTTATATAGAGGTGGAGGTAGGGTCACGTGGGTCAAGCGTGACCCTTGTGACCCTTGACCCTACCCCTACCTAAGTCATTGATTTATAAGGGTGGGTCATGGGTCACGTGGGTCACCTCTAAAGAGGGGGAGAGATATATTAAATATCTCCCCTTCGGGATACCCCTTCTCCCCCTTTAGAATTAGGATTGGAAAAACAAAAAAATTTTTTTGAGATATGGGAAAAATTGAAATGAGTAACGCAGCTTTGGAGCCAGATGAAGACATTCTGTCAAACCCAAAACGGTATGCGATTGCGCAGTTTAAGAATAGACCGTTGAGCAAGAAGCAACAGAAGTTTGTGCAGCTGTATGTGTATCACGATCTCACAAATACAGAGTGCGCGCACAGAGCAGGGTACTCACACCCAGCACAGGTTGCGACCACGCTTTTGAATGACCCACGCTATGCGCACATACAAGAAAAAATTCGGGAGCTCCAAGAAGGAGAGCAGAAGAAATACGAAATCACTTACGAACGGGTTGCTCGAGATCTGCTTGAGATTCGTAACATAGCCGTCGAAAACGGATCGTATGGTGCAGCTGTCAACGCAGAGATGGGCAGAGCAAAACTCGCAGGCTTGCTCATCGACAAGAAAGAGATCAAGCACGGGCGTATCGACCAAATGGACAAAGCAGAAGTCGAAGCCCGGCTGCAGGCGCTAATCGAAAACAATCACCTTGCACCCCAACTGTACGGCAAGGTGATGCAAGATGAAGACCTGCCAGGCGTGGTCGATCTTGAATACGAAGAACTGGATGAAGAGTTTTATGAGGACGATTACGAGATCATCGACCAAGAGGAAGACGCTGAAGAACACGATTCGCACAACGAGGACATAGAGTCTTAACCCAAAAGAATACCATCGTGTGAACCGTGCCCTTGCGCTTACAAGACCTACAAAGGATTACATTGGAAGAGTCAATGCCCTCAGTCAAAGCTTCTCTACGTCGTTCGACTGCCATAGTTCAAAGAAATCGTTTACGTTGCTCTGATTTAACGCAAACTCAACTTCTTCACAAGCAGTTTCATGATCCGTTGACTTCACAAAAAACTCTACAGTCACAACATACTCTTCAAGCTCACCTCCACCGTAATCCTTTTGGTTGAACGGCGCACGAGGATTGCTGCGGTCTTCATCACCACGGTCAAGCATCAAATCATTCATCAGTCTTCTCAACTTTTTTAACGTTGTCATTAAGTCTCGCATGCTCATCATCAACTCCAATGTACGGCCTAAAATCCCTGCCCTTGCGAGCTAAATCTGTTAAACGCTTGCGAGTGCGCATAGCAAACAGCGCACGTTTAGCACGCTGCTTGTGAGCCTCACTACAGAACTTCCCAACCTTTTGAATGGTCTCGTACTTCTTGCCACACCACTCACATGTGTGCGTCCGCATCTTCTTGTGACGGTGCAAACTAGAAGAGTTCCCACGCATGCCTCCGCGTGTCGAGGTCATGACGGATAACCATCTAACAAATGGCGTAGCCGCAGTCTGCCTTCAGCATCAAAGTCTATCGATTGAATGTCATCTTCGTAGATGCACTCATCACGCATGGCTTTGGTGATGGCTGTGAATACCTCAAGAAAGTCAGCGTCACCAGAGACATCGATGATCATCGGTGGGATAAGACCCAAGTTGTCAACATCAAGATTTAGTTTTATTTGCATCCGTAAATTTCCTTGTCTGCGGCAAGCACAAGCTCACCGATTGCTTGAATGAGTTGAGGCACAACGGCGTTGCCTAGCCCTTTGATTCTGTCCACCCGATTGGGAATCCCATCAACCACTCGACCCACTCTGGGTTCAGCTGGCCACTCACCTCTTGGCGACCTCCTAAGTTGTTGATCACCTTGGTGGTAAGACTCTCCTGCGTGCCCTTCTTGCCACGACTCCTGTCCTGATATCCCAACCTCGCCTCGTGTGCCATTGGTGTCGGCCACATCACCGCTCCCGCCAGCTTGCCCTTCTTCGCCAAAGCCTCGTAGTTGGTGTTCTTGCCCGTGTCTTTGTAATCTCTCGCCATGGGAGTCGGCCACATGCGAGCTTGGTCGATCAGTTGCGTCTGATACTTGGTGCCGTCTGGTCTGCGCCAATACGTCCCCTCCCAATTCCACCCACGCTCCTCCGCGTCTGTCGGTATCCCACCTCCCGTGCTCGCTGCTGGCGTTGACCAAAGATGGGTCTCTGTAGGCGATGATGAAGACTCTGTCTCTTCGGTGGTGAGCATCGACGGCAACAGCCGGTAATACGAATTTCCTGACTTCGTAATGTTCTCTCTCCAAGTCAGCTTGCACATCGTCGAGTGCCATGTTGATGATCCCAAAAACATTTTCTCCAATGACCCATCTTGGTTTGGCTTCTTGGATAATTCGTAACATCTCAGGCCAGAGATGGCGGTCATCGTCTGACCCCCTTCTGTTTCCTGCGACTGAGAATGGCTGACAGGGGAATCCTCCTGCCACAAGGTCAATTGAATCCGCATAGTCTTTTCCATCTAGGTTCCTCACATCGCTGTGCACGGGCGTGTCAGGCCAGTGTTTTTTAAGAATGGTGGCGCAGTAGGGGTCACGCTCACAAAAGGCCACAGTGGACATTCCTGCCCACTCTAGCCCCAATGAGAAGCCACCTATGCCTGAGAATAGGTCAAGGACCTTCATCGGCCATCTCCTTGATCCGTTTATCGACCATGGTCTCAACGTATTCTTCAAACCACTCCGACTCCGTGACGATGTCGATCTCGTGAGTAACAATCACGCGCACAACCTGTAATAATCTTTCAGCAACGTTTACAGCATCGTTCATGACTAACCCTCCGCTCTGCGCCAATAGACCATGGCTTCGTGTTCAGGGATGTCGTTGAGAAACACACAGGGTTCGTCTGCGGTTTTGTTCTTGAGGAACGTCAGGTTCTCTTCCGTTGGCTTGCAACTGTACTGATAGATCTTGCCGTCACTTTCATCGAACACAGCAACCTTGGCCTTCAAAAGCTTGCGCATGTCTCGCAAACACAAGTGTTCGTTGAGCAACTCTGTTATGACGTACTCAAGCGCAAAATCTGTGGCACCGTCGTTATTGATCAGCAGTGATCTGTATTCCTCACGGATAGAATCATCCAATGACTCGTAAGCAGATCGCTTTGCTTCATCAAGCATGGTTCTGAACGACTCTCTGCTTTGACCATGGACAGGGTAGTAGTTGTGCGCTCCACCGTTGCCATCGTTCTCAACTTTCAGCACACGTTCGCCATCAAGATACACCGTCGCAGTGAAGCAGTGAGTCTCACGGGTGAAGTGAGAATTGAACTTGATGTTCTTCAACTCAATCAAATATCGACGGCCAAATGCGTCAAGCGTGGGGTTGTCGGCAGGTTGCCAAGGGTTTGGGTTTTTCATAGCTATCCTTTTAGTTTTGCTTTGGATTCGATGAGACTAATGCAATGTCGTGTCGGGATCAAGCATTTTATTTTGACGTTAGGAAATGTGCTGTATTTGTGTGGGTGAGTCGCACCCCCTCCCTCCCACAGGGGGCCTACAGTTCGATTTGAGGCCCCTTTTGCCCCTTACCCACCCCCAAGGTAGGGGTGCGGCTTGCGGCCCCGTGCGGCCTCGTGCTTGCGGCCTAGAGGGTTTATTTTTTTTGAGCTTGCGGCCTTGGGTGCTTGCGGGCTTGCGGCCTTTATAGAATATATATGCTTGCGAGCTTGCGGGCTTTGCGCTGATCCGCGGATCGCGGGGCTTGCGGCTGCGGGAGCTCCGCTCGAGGTCGGCCTGGCGAAGGCCAAGGTTACTCCCCGGCCTCTTTGACTAGTGTCCAGGTATCGTGCTCCCAGACCTCGCAATCTCCGTATACGACTCCGGGTATCGCCTTGCCGTCATCAAAGCTCACTGGCTGGCTTGGTTCGTACAATTCTGCGCCGTCGATTTTCTCGTAGGCTTCGGCCTCGCTGTTGGCCTCCACCCAGTATGTGTGGCTCTGCTTTATGTCCACCGTCACGATGTAGGTTTTCAAACTATCTCCTCCTTCCAGCAATCTAGTAATTCTTTAATCGATGTCTCGACATCGTCGCGCTGCTCTTCATCAAAGTAATACTTGCCGTTGCGCTCTAGGAAAGCTTTCATTGTCGGCAGCGTCCAAAGCTTTTCTGCTTCTTTCTTGGGCATCTTTTGCGGGTACCCTGTATCAGAAAAACAAAACGACACTTTTACAATGTCGCTGATTAGCTCGCGGTCTTCGGCATTGTCCATGTCGAAATATCTTTTTATTAGCTTGCTAATGACTTCAGACTCGTCGGCGCTGACATCAAACAGAAAGTTTGTTGTTGCCATCTCTTGGTCATAGTTTGCGTAAGTGAATATCGCCTCCGCTTGTATTTGATTTCTCCAGCATATAGCCATGGCTACGCCTCCACCGTGAATGTAGGTACTGCGTTCACATCGACAACGAAACCAGACGTGTCGTGCTTGGCCGGTCCTTTTGCCTTGAGTCCGACAACGACCTTGCCCGCGTGCACGTTCCATAAATCGGATTGGTCACCGTCGATAACCTCGCGCCCTAGGAATTCTTCGGGCATGCCGTTTTTGAATACTGCAGCGATAGGTACATCATGGCAGATTGCCTGCAGCACTTGCTTGCGGTACTGGTGACGCGCTGAATAGCTAAACATTAGCTTGTAGTTCGATGGCGTTTTGCCAAGTCGGCCAGCGCGCTTGGTGTAATCGTAAAAGAATAGTTCGGGAAACTGCTGCGGTATGTCGTGCTGTTCCCATGCGATATCAGACAACACGTTAAGACGCACAACACCCTTCACGTTTTGCTTGGCGCACGTTTTGGAAAAGTTACCTAGCTCGCGTGCTATCTGTTCAATGAATCCAAACTTGTCAGCGTGCCAGTAATCGGTGCGCGCTTGGCGCGCTTTGTTCACGCTCGCATAGACTGCGGCTAATCCTGTCCATGTCAAACATGGTTCTTTACATCCTGCAGCCTTGGATGCTGGGCAGATTATGTTGTCGGGCATCATGGACAATTGCGCCATGCGGACATCCCCCAATGGCGAAACCTTCGCGCCCGTCTTAGCTACCTTGCTGTTGCCGCTTTTCTTCGCGGTATCTAATAGTTTTTTAATCATCACATTACCTTATTGCTTTGGAGTGTCTATTGTACCAGCCCGGCTACACTACACAACGATATTTTGCTGGCATGTTGGGGCCTGGCACTTGCGGCCTTGCGGCCTTTGTTTATTTTTTAATGCTTGCGCTTGCGCCCTTGGCGCTTGCGGCCTTCGGCGTTTATATATATTTATGCGCGCAGCTCGAGGTCCAGGAGCTCCGCCCCGGTGGGGCCGGGCAA